CGGAACCGTGAGGAGAAACGATCATGGCTTATGACGGTGCGGGCACGCTGTTCGCGCTTGGCCTTCGCGCTACGAAGCTCGACGCGGCTGGGCTGCCCATCGTGGGCGCCCAGAACAGCTACGTCAGCGACGCCCTGGTGAAGGTTGAGGTCGGCCTGGAGTACGAGGACGCCAAGCAGGTCACCCAGCTCAACGGCACCGGCGTGGCGTGCGTCAACTACCAGGCGCCCTACACCCTGAAGCGCGGTTCCATCGCCGGGCTCCAGGTCTGCACGCCGGACCCGAACCTGCTCCAGTTCCTGATCGGCGGTGACACCATCTCGGACTCCGCCACCATCCCGAACCAGATTGGGTACCGGGCTCCGCAGACCGGCGTGGAGGAGACCCCGAACGGCGTCAGCCTGGAGTTCTGGACGCGCGCCATCATCGGCAGCTCGATGGCCGGCACGCTGCCGTACTTCCACTGGGTGCTGCCGAAGACGTTCCTGATCCCGTCGGGCTCGTGGGTCCTGGGCGGCGACTCCGCGATGCTGCCCGAGTTCGACGGCTACTCGGTCCAGAACTCGGGCTGGGGCAGTGGCCCGAACGACGACTTCACCTACCCGTCGGATCGCGTCTGGCAGTACGTCCGCGAGGCGACGCTGCCGAACATGGACGCCGGCTTCGTCCCGGTGATCGCCCAGACGTGAGCCAGCCGCTCCCGATCCCCGATGTCCCGCCCGCACAGGCCAGCACCATCCTGTGCGGGCCGTGGGCGTCTCCGAGCAACATCCCGGAGACGTTCCGGGCGAAGGCCAGCGATGACCAGTGGGTGACGATCCTGCGCATGGCCGCGGAGCAGCTCTACGAGCTGACCGGGCGGCAGTGGCGCGGCGAGGGCTGCACCGACCGGATGATCCTTCGCTCCAGGCCGTCGAACATCGGCTCCGCGCTGTGGCCGGCCGCGTGGACGTGCGGGTGCTGGTACCGGCTCGGGGGCTCGTGGGGCGGCTCGATCTACGACTCGTGGGGCTACAGCTCGGCGTGGCGCGGCGGCCACCCATCCCCGACCGCCGTCCAGCTGGAGGTGGACACCACGGCCATCACGTCCGTGGTGCTGGGCGACGCCACGGTGATCGATCCGTCGGCATACCGGCTGAGCAAGTCCGGCTGGCTGGAGCGGGTCGACGGCAAGGCCTGGTCGGTGTGCGGCGTGACCGGCCCGACCACCATCACCTACACCAAGGGCGACAACCCGCCGATGGGCGGGATTGTCGCGTGCGTGACGCTGGCAATCGAGCTGGTGAAGTCCTGGTGCGGTGAGCAGTGCGCGATCCCGCAGAACGCCACCCAGGTGGTGCGCCAGGGAATCTCGATCACCCTGGACCCGTCGGTGTATCTGAAGGAACGCCGTACTGGCGTCCCTGCGGTGGACACCTGGATCGAGTCGGTGAATCCCACGCTCAAGGGCGGCGGCCGGCGGACCATGCGCGCGGCCGTGTGGACGCCGGACATGCCGACCGGTACACGGATCGGTCCCCCTGCTTAAGGGGGCAAGATCCGGCTACGATGTCCGGCATGACGCTGATCAGGCCGCACGATCCCTTCTCCGGTCACGCGGAGCCGCCGCCGGACGAAGACACCACCCCGCCGCCCGCGCCCGTCGTGGAGCCCACTCCGCCTAAGCCCGCCGCCGTGGAGGAGAAGCGCCCGGCGCGCAAGGGTCGTCGGCCGCGCCGCACGCCCACCGCGGCGGAGATGGAGGCCGCGCGGGCGAAGGTGGCGCGGCGGTGAACCCCGATGTGCTGCCGAAGACGGGGCCGGATCTCGTTTCGTACGCGGAGAACATCGCGGCCTACGTTACCGACCACTTCACGGCGAACAACGTCGCGCTTCCGGCAGCCCGCCGCATCGCGCCCGGCCAGCTGTCCCTGGATGCCTGGGACTGCGAACAGTTCAGCGTCGGCACCGGCGGCATCATCGACGCCGCGGGCGGCACCGGAACGACGGCACTCCGGCCGCGGGTCGGTACTCCGGCGTCGGTGATGACCTACCGCGCGGTCAGCTACATGATCCAGATCGTGCGGTGCGCAGGCTCGTGCACCGCCGCGGGCTACCCGAGCAACGAAGAGACCGACGCCGCCGGGCGCCAGATGCTCGTGGACATGGCGCTGCTCTCCCAGGCGCTGGTGAACGTCGGCAGCAACCCGCCGGACTGGGCGCCGAAGAACGTCCCCGTCGACGTGGGACCGGTCGCCCCGCTGGGTCCGACGGGCGCCTTCTACGCCATCGAGGCGTCCATCGCCTACTCGGTGGAGGCGTTGCTCGCGCTGCCTGATCCGGTGGTGCTGTAGTGGCCCAGCTGGTGATCAAGTCGGTGCACGGCGGCGTCAACGACGGCGAGTTCGCCCGATTCGTCAACGACCCGAACGGGCCGATCAAGCGCGACCTTCGTCGACGGGCGAACAACGTGCAGCAGTACCAGCTCCGCCGGGTTCCGCGGCGGACCGGCCGTCTCGCGGCCACCTCGCGCAAGAACGAGGGCAACAACGGATGGCGCCCGTACGTGGACGTGATCATGGGCAGGCAGGGCCAAACCGACTACCTCGGGTACATCCTGTACGGCACGCCGGCGCACGTCATCCGCGCGCGGGCGGACCGTCCGAATGCCGCCCTGCGCTTCATGTCCGGCGGCGCTGTCCGGTTCGCCCGCGAGGTCCGCCACCCGGGCACGCGCGCGAACAACTTCGTCCGCGACTCCATCACCCAGGCGGCCAGATGATGGATCGCCTTCTCGTGTCCGTCGCCGCGGGCCTGGCGGGCGCACTCTCGCTGTTTCTGCTGATCAGTTTCCTACGAATGACCTGGAGCGTCCTCATGCCCAAGACGTACGGACCCGACACGGTTCCCGAGATCCCCGAAGTCCCCTTCTCCCTGCGCGTGGTGCACGAGGACGACGCCGGTGAGCGCGAGATTCGGGAGCACGACTTCGTCGGCCATCCCGACCCGTCCTCGTCCGACTTCACGCGGTTCGCGGTGGCCGCGAACTCCGACGACGGCTCGAAGCTCCTTCTCGTGCTCCGGGACATCCTCCCGCGCATGATCAAGAACAACGATGGCGTTCCGCTGTCGTGGGAGTTCCATGAGCTGCCGCGGGTGCCGAAGCGCATCGAGCCCGGGACCACGCTGGTGATCGGCACCGAGGATGAGGACGAGGAGCAGCTGCTCGAACCGGCGAACTTCCGGGCGCCGGACGGCGCGATCCCGCCGATCGGCGAGCGAGGGACGTTCGAGGCCTTCGAAGCCGGGTCGTCGCGCCGACGGCTGCACAAGCTGATGTTCGAGGACGAGACGGCGAAGATCCAGATCAACACCGTCGTCCAGGTCATGCAGGACCTGTTCAAGGTGAGCGGCGGGCGCCCTACCACCGGGCGGTAGGTCTGCTGACCATCGCCCAGTCCACCTTCCACGACCGGTACACCAACGGGCGCCTGGCCATGGCCGGCTTGGCGGGGCTCGACGGCCGCGGTCCACGGACACCGCTTTCCGGCTGGTTGGACGCGCTGTTCGTCATCATGCTGGAGACTCCGGTCGAGGACATCAAAAAGGTCGAGGATGCGCTCACGGCCGTTGATGCCCAGATCGATCCGACGGCGGCCAGGGAGACCTGGGGCATCACGCCTGAGCAGCAAGCGCTGGGGGGCGGGTTGCTGAACGGGTAGGAGGCCGGCCGGTGCTGATTGGTGAAGCGTCCGTTCGGATCGACGCGCTGGCCGACGACCTGAAGAAGTCGATCAACCGGGACCTGAACGACGCGCTCAAGGGCGTGAAGATCGACACTGATCCCCTGGTCAAGATGACTCAGAACCTCCGCAAGGCAGAGCTTGACCTGATCAACTCCGAGGATGCTCTGAACGCGGCCCACCGCGGCACCATCGAGACGGAGGCCAAGCTCGAAAACCTCCGTCGGAGTGGCACGGCCAGCACCAACGAGATCAGCGCGGCAGAGCGGAACCTGACCAAGGCCCGCGCGGAGGAGTCGGTGGTCGCCGACAAGGTGACCATCGCAACTCAGAAGCTCGCGACGGCGCACGGCCAGCTGACCAAGGTTCAAAAGGACGGCGAGGTCCAGCAAAAGAGCTGGTTCAAGTCGCTTGTGGACAGCTCGAAAGTCCTCTCTTCGGTCAGCGGCTCCCTGGACATCTTCCGCAAGAGGACGAAGGACTCCGGCGACGAGGGCACGACGCTGTCCACGAAGCTCCGGAAGCTGGGCACGGACACGTCCTTCTTCGGCAAGCTGATCGACAACGTGGCCAAGTCGCCGATGTCGTTGATCCAGAAGCAATTCTCCGCGATGGGGTCAGCCGGCTCCGGTGTGATGGACGTGCTCACAAGCAAGGCGACGTTGATGGGCGGCGGCATCGCCGCGATCGCCGCGCCCATCGGCGGCCTCATCACCGCGCTGCCCGCGCTGGCCGCGGTCGGCGGCGTCGCCCTCGGCGCTATCCTGCTCGGGCTCGACGGCATCAAGAAGGCGTTCCAGCCGCTGGGTCCCGCAGTGGACAGCCTGAAGACGAAGGTCTCCGCGAGCTTCGAACACGCCCTCGCGCCCGCGGTGGCGAAGCTGCCGGCGTTGTTCGGCGCGGCCACGACCGGGCTCCAGGGGATGGCGACCGCGCTGGGCGGCACCGTCACCCAGATCACGAACCTGGTCACCCAGAGCGGGAACCTCGCGAAGATCCGCGACTTGTTCAATCAGACGGCCAGCTTCATCCAGGGCATGCAGCCCGGAATCAACGCCTTCGTCCAGGGCTTCCTCAACCTGGGCGCCGCGGTCGCGCCCCAGCTGAGGCAGCTCGGGGACGCGTTCGGCTCGCTGCTCAAGTCGGTCGGCGACGCTTTCGCCCAGATCGCAGCGTCCGGCCAGGTGCAGGCGATCATCACCGGCCTGTCCCAGGTGATCAAGGCCCTCGGGTCCGTGATCCAGCCGATCATCGGCATCCTCGCCCAGCTCGGCGCCAGCCTCCAGGGCCCGCTGGCCACGATCGTCAAGGCGGTCGGGGACGGGCTCACCGCGGCCATGCCGGGGATCAAGGCCTTCGCCGACGGCTTCGGCCGCGCCCTGACCGCGCTGGCACCGGTAATCACGGCGCTCCTGCCGATCGTCGGCAAGCTGGCCGGCCTGATCGGCGGGGTGCTGGGCAAGGCGATCGAGACGCTGGCGCCGCCGGTGACGAAGCTCGTCGAGGGCCTGGGCGCCCAGCTCGCGCCGGTGCTGCCGAAGCTGGCCGACGCCTTCGGCAAGCTGTTCACCGCGCTGACGCCGGTGCTCGACTCGCTGTCGGGCACGCTGGTCCAGGCCCTGGGGTTGATCATCCCGCAGATTCCGACCCTGGTCGACAGCGTCGTCCAGGTGGCGAGTGCCTTCCTCAGCTTGCTGCCCGCGATCTTGCCGCTCGTACCGCCGCTCGTGCAGCTGATCACTACGATCCTGCCGCCGTTGATCAAGCTGTGGGCCGCCACCGAAACGCCGATGATCCAGACGGCCGCGGTGATCCTCGGGAAGGTCGTGCCGGCCCTGGTCGGTTTCCTGGGCATCGTCCAGAAGGTCGTCACCGGCGTGGTGAACTTCTTCACCGACTTCAAGACGAACGTGACGGCGATCTGGAACAACATCGCGTCCTTCTTCCAGGGCGTCATCACGAAGATCGTCGACTTCTTCAAGGGCATCGGATCGGGCATCGCGTCCGCGGCGGGCTCCGTCGGCGACTTCTTCGTCAACCTGGGCAGCAAGATCAAGGACGGGTTCAACGCCGCCTTGAGCTTCGTCGAGTCCCTACCGGGCAAGATCGGAAACTTCCTGGCCAAGTTGCCGGGGATCGTGTGGGACGCTTTCCTGAAGGCCGCGAAGTTCATGCTCCAGGCCACCGTCCA